GTCCCTATTGAATTCCGATATTTCTTCAAGGAAAAGGGGACGAACAAGATACTTCGTCCCCCTCACAACAAAATCTTCTGCACTCTCAACCATTACGGAGAGAGGTATAACTTTTTTCTCTTGCTTCTCGCTCATCTTTTCCGCCTCCTATGTTATTTTTTAAACAGCTGCAGTGCCTATGGGAGTTTTGTCGGTTATCGTCTTGATTGGGGGCTGCCCTCCACGAGGCTCAAGCACCTGAAATTCTACGCTCCATCCGTCCGTGTCGGTTTTCTGGTCAGGAGGCTTTAGGTCGCCAACCGCCTTACATTTATCAACAACGATATTATTGCGATAAGCGTTAGCGTCTCCCGGCTGGCTTGATACATCTGTTCCCACAATTAAGTGGATTGCCGGTCTCTTTGGCGTTGTGGTTGCAGAAGATACGGTTGCTTCTGTTGCCGTGTAATCGTAAGTGAGGAATACTTCTTTCCCTGCGTCAGCAGAGCTAAAAGTCAACGTATCAGCAGATACACTAAATTCCCCAGCCGTTGGTGTCGATTCGGCTTTAGCGAATTGCGTACTGTCTATGCCGGTGACTAAAAGCATTCCTTTTCCATCGTAAGTAGGGTCAAGCTTTATCGTGTAATTTGTGTCGTCAATTGTTTTCTTTTCCTCGACAATAGACATGGTCACGTTTTGCTTGTCCTCAATGTTTTCTCCGGCAACCAGTGCGTATAGTTGCGGTTGGAAGCTGGAGAAATTAACCCTGATTCTGTCGTTTGTTTTTGTATCCCTAATCGTCATAGGGTATTGACTGTTCCCGTCCGGCAGTTCCTTCGTTTCTACGGAATGTGTCCGTTCGATACTGGATACCGTACCGGGGTTAGTAACCGCCTTATCTGCCGTTTTGCTTAGTGTGCCGTTAGCATTAAACCGAAAAACAGCAACATTGCCAGCCCTCAAAGGCAAGATAGGGCTAGTGGTAACTTTATTCATACTATTCAGCTCCTTTCAAATTTCAAACGCTACCGTGATACTTGTACCGTATCCCGGCACAAAAATAGCCCGGGGCTGTTGCAAGCTCCCCGAGCATTCCTGCATATTCGTATATTTTGCCGTTAATACGCTTGCCCTGTAGGGCTTTGTGTACGGCTTTTATTACCTCATACGCTTTCATTGACTCCCTAAACGGCACGTGGCAGTCTATTTGAATCATTTCCGGCGTTCTAAGGTTATTAATTCGTGGTCTGGACGGCAAGAAGAAAATGCACAGTCGCCTTTCGTTGTTCGCTAGGTCATCATAATTCGAGGTCTTGATAATTCGCTTAGCAACCGTTAGATTGTCTGCCCCGGTCAAGCCCATAGCAGAAAGTACATCTGTATTATCTCTTACCGTTTTCCACGTCCAGTTTAAATCTCCAGCGGGGTCGAACATAATATCACCCCTTTGTGTTCGTCACCTTGAGATATTTCCCCCACGGGAAGGAAGTAGCTGCCTTTTGCAAGTACCAGCGGAATCTGCCGTTTTCCATCCAACGGAAAGCGTTACGCATAGCATGAGAAGGGGCTTGTGGTTCAACCACGCCAGCCGCCTCTAGGTCAACGCCGCCTTTACCTTTGCCATTGACAGGCTTGCCAAAAATATCAATCTGCCCCGGCTGATTCGGACGGCTTACTATTTGCGGCACCTTTCTTGCGGGGTTCCACATTGGACTTCTGCGATACTCATCTAAATGAGGATTGTGCCTATCCATCCATGAACCGGTGCCCCATTCATCCATGACCGCCCATGCCCCGCCAGCAATAGAGGTAGAAACGTAACCAACGATAATCTTTATGTCACCCTCGGTTAAGTCCATACGCCCCTCTGGCGTTAGCATTGTTGCCTTGGCGTCGTTAAGTAGTTCCTCTCGTATTGCTAATAGGTACGCTGTCAGGTGCTTCTGAAAAGCCGCAATTGCCCTGTCTGCGTCGAATCTAATCGTCATCGTCTATCATCAGAGCATTGCACTCTCAAAAGCCCCGGTAGCCGTATGTCATCAACGGAATCTACCCGGCATTTGTCCCCATCTGGCTTAAATTGCAGTCTGTCCAGTTCTTGTAAAGGTGTAGTGGCAGGAACGAGGAATACCCACTTCGTTGTAGGCAGTAGCCCCGGGTCTTGCTGCCTTAAAGCGGCGGATACTATTTGAGCGGTGGAATAAACATCGTCTGTGATTGTCTCCCACTTTTGCGTGACGTTGCCCCATTCGTCTGTCGTCTCCTTGAATCTCGTATGGATTAGCGTTGCATTAGCCTTAGAGGCTAAAAACGACAACTGCCCGCTTTGCTTATCTCGGTAAACAGAACGAACGAGCAAGATTTCGCCGTCCACTTCCATTACCTCGCCCGGCTTTAAGTTTGAATCAGCTAGAATCAGCCCATCACGGTACAAGTCCCTGCTGTCGCCATAGGAGGTAGTGGCAGGCTTAATGCTCACGCATGACGCCACTTCGGGGGTACGCTTGATAACGCACTTCTCGCCGTGTGCCTTTATGAAGTTTTCGGCATAGCTCATAATGTATCACCTGCTTAATCCAAAGTGGTAATGAGTCGGTATCGGCATTAATCTCGCTAAGCAACTATCTCGTTCTGCCTGCAATTCCTCTTTCTTCTTGCCCCAATCCACTCCTACCTCGTACCTCGCATGAGGCCCTTGTGACAACTTCGGCAGTCGTGCCGCCATTCCGGCACATAACAAAACCGCACACTCGCAAACGGTGGCGGCTTCGAGATAGGTTAGCTTATCGCCTTCTAGCTCGGCATAATTCGGTACTTGCTCAATGATGTTTGCTTCGGCAACATCAATGATGTCTGGCTGTTGGATAGTAGAGTCGGGCAGATAGGGGCTATCAACCCCCATCTTGTCCCTCACTCTCTGCTCCCAGCTTATGTCTTTGAGAATACGGTTGGCCATATCAGGCCACCCCCTTATTCAATCGTCATAATGGCACTGGCGTTTTTGAGGATTTTGCGGAATCCACTATTCTCGGAAACGTACATAGCCTGCGTCTGGTTGTTGATGAATTTGTCGGCTTCGCTAATGGTAGAGCCAACCTCGAAGATTTCTTCGATTGCAGAACCCCTGTTTAAACCGCAAACAGCCACTTTGCCGTCAATCTTTTTAATGTCAGGGCTATACAACAAGGTAACGTTATTGACAAGATTCTGCGGTAATGTGGTTTTAACACTCAAACCGCCCGCAAGCAACTCGTCCATCTTTCCAGCAACGTCAGCTTTGGGATACAGCACTTCGAGAATCTGAATAAGTCCGTCTTCATCAGATATAACAGTGTCGCAACCGAAAGGATAGAACTTTAACAGGAACTTAATCCATGCCGTTCTCGTCAATGCCGTAGTTACGCCAGAGTCGAAGGTTTTCGCTTTGTACTGTGTAGCGGCATTGTTGTTTCCATCTCCATCTTTAATGACGGTCAAGATTTCAGCAACCTTATTACTTGCCGCTTTCGCCCCGATTTCCCGAATGTGGATATTGAACAAGTCAAGGCTCATCCTGCGAATTGCTTCGTAAGAAGCCCGAACACCTCTCCCATATTTGTAAAGCGTAATAGCAGACTCCCCAAGTTTCAACACGGCAGTCGGCAATTCAGCCGCTTCGGTGACACGCCTCATCTCAAGCTCTTTCTTGTTCTTGGCATCATCCAAATCTAAGTAGGAAGCCTTGTAAACATTGCTGTCGATAGGCGTTCTAGCCGCAACCAAATATTTCATAATGGGGAATTCGGTCATTGCTTGAACAAGCGTTCTCGCCACATATTCTGGGAAAAGTACCTTGTTCCCATCGGTCAAGTAAAACTGCTCAACCTTCGAGGAAAAGATATTCTTCTCCGGAATACTCCTTGTGGCGATCCCTGCCTCTTTCATCAATCTTTCAAAGGCATCAAGTTTGCTGCCTTCCGGGGAAGGATTGTTTTTCTCTAAAAACATGGAAAGAGTCATTTCCTCTGCGTGCGCCTGTCTATACAGGTCACTATTTAACTGTTCTAATGTAATGGTCATATCTACTCCATCTCCCTTCTTAACCTAACAGGACCACAACGGGTCCAGTTGCTTCGCTTCCTACGGATACAATCTGGCTCTTGCCAGTGGCTCCCGTAGAAGCCATTACGGCACCTTTGCCGTCAACTACTGCGACAAAGTCTGTCCCAGCCGTCGGCAAGGAACCGGAAACTCCGTTAAACTCGGCAAATCCTGCATACTGTACGGTCATAAAGCCGTCAGCCTCATAATGGGCAATCTGCCCGAACAACGGGGCACCTGCGGCACCCAAGCCCGCTTCTTCGCTACCAGTGACGGTAACGGCTAAGCCTACTACATCATCGGCACTGCCTGCGGCAACAACCGCCTTAACATCTGCATTGGCTTTAACGGTTACATTTTGTACACCAATGCCTCTAAACGAAAGTTCACCTCTCATCGTTTATCTCTCCTCTCTAGGCCTTATAAGCCTCGTCCGGATATCCGGACTTTGTTTTATTTAACTCTGTGGACGGCTCGGTGGCTCGTCCTGCGGGAATCTCTGCCTCTGCCTGTGCATGAAAAGTCTTTGCAATATCACGAATCGCCTGAATAGACATCGTGGAGAAAGTGCCCTTCCATGTGTCGGCAGGGAAGTCGTTCCCCATTGCCCTCACCCCTGCGGTAACAGCATCCTCGATTACCTCTTTACGGAAGGCTTCGCCGTCTTTGGCAAGACTCAAAACCGCTTCGACGGTCATTTCTTTGCCTAACGCTTCAGTCGCTTGCTCTTTAGTCATAAAGAGATTAGCTTTTTCCTCTTCCTCTTTGTCCATCTCGGCTTGCGTTTTCTTGCCAAAAATACTGACAAATGAAAGTTCGGAGCCGTCCTTCATCTTAAGACCGGCGTCAGTAAGCGTTTCAATGTCGGTAATTTCGACCTTGAATTTTGTGGCTAATTCGGTAACCAGTTGGTTAATATCCAATTTGCTTTCCTCCCTTCGTAATGACTTATTTTTCAAATCCTCCGGAATCGTTCCGTCTAAAGCGTCGTCAAGGTAATGGTCGTATCCCACTTCTAATAGTTCTTTTACAACCTCCTTGTGCTTTGCATTTAACGTCCCGAACGTCCAGCCATGCGGTAATTCCTTTGTTTCCTGCATTTTGTGATACATTTGATGTAACTTGCTTACATCACGCTCAACTTCTCCCTTGGTGAGGATTTCCGCACGGTCAGCGGAGAATAAACAAAAAACTGGTTCCTCTTTGGGAATCAGTTTTAGTTCCATCATGTTATTTACTTTGTGGTACTTGGGCTTTTCTGCTTGCCCGTCTTTGGCTAAATGCCCTGCGTCGGGGTATGCACCCACGCCCACAAGGGAATTCTCTAGCATGCAGGAATGAGAAGTATCTCCCTCAATCGGCTTAGCGATAACATAGCAAAGATAATCTTTGCCCTTCACTTTATACGTCTGCCCCGGCCAATGTTGGCAATTATCATAATCTCGTATGTCGTTTCCGCATATCGAACATTCAGACCTATCCCAGCATATACCAACGGAGTTATCGTCTAATGTTCCTGCGTCTAGCTGTTCGCTAAGGTCGTCGGTAGTAAATGGTTCAACGTATGTTTTCTGCCCTGCTTTCATATACATCCAGCCGTCAAGGTGAGTCTCGCCGTCCTCTTCCACGATTCTCCCATCAAAAAACCGCCCAAACGGCAGGGTTAGCTTTAACCAGCCTTTTATTCCCCCCATCGAATGGTCGGCAATTTGTACCACATCACCGTTTTTAACGTCCCTTAGGTACACATCAAGCAAGGACTTGTCTAGCTTTAAATATCTGTCTGTGATAAGCCTTGTGCCTATCATCCTGAACCCATGCACTAGGCAATTTTCCTCGGTCAAGGGTTCTTTTGCGAACCTATTTATTAATTTGAGCTGTTCCGCTGTAGCTTTCGCCAACGCAACCACCACCTTTCACTATTCGCCCATCAAGCGTCCTCTTGAGGCTCGATTCTGCCGCCTCTTCTGCCAGTTGCTTTTTGAGCTGTTTTATTGCTTTTTCGTCCAAAAATATCAACTCCCTTAGCGGTAAAATACTCTAAAAACCTATTATATTTACGCTTAAGTATCATATTGTCGGGGGCTCCACTATACATAAGATTGAACAACTTAAACATAGCTTCTTCGCTGTAGTAGTTTATAGAACATACGCCCCGCTTGCATTGGTGAATGGAAGATTTAAGTCCTATAGCATTTTCAATGCTTTTGGCTAGCCCTAAAACAAAGTCATAAGAGCCAGACGTAAAATTAATCCTCGGGCTTTTGTACGGTTTTTTTAGCCCAATATGCCCGTCCCCTTCAAATACCCCTCTTATAAAATCTCCCAAATATTCTTTTGACACCTCGGGGAATTTGACGTCTTTTGACTTTGCAGGCTTTAGCCCATATTTTTTGAGCTTTTTCGCCATATCGGCACGATTTATGCTAAGTGTTCCTGCCGGCTTGTGGTTTGCGTGTTCCTGTTTTCTCCACTTGCGTATAGTAATCGTGGCATTATCAGTAAATAAATCTGCGATATTTCTTAAGTGTTCGATATCTGTAGAGGTAATTCTGAACATATTTTCTTTTTGTGGTATATTTCCGTCTGTAAAAATCCAGCCTAGCACATATGCCATTTGTGGCGACCACTCGTCAAAAAACTTTTCATCGACACAGCAATGCCCGTTGACCCCGTTTTCGCAATCAAGCCTTACTTGCTCTTTCCAATGGCGAACATTTATTCCTTTGTCTTTCATGGCGTTACTAACAAAATTAACGCTGCTCCCTAGCTCTTTGGCTATTTTGCTTAATGAGTAACCATTTTTATATTTTTTTATTACGCTATCCCAATCAACATCCTCCCTAGTTATGACTTGTCGAGGTATCACACCTCCTTCGAGCAGCCTTCTTCTAATTCTAGAGTAGTTCGTTTCTAACACTTCGGCGATTTTTGTAAATGACAGTCCTTTGTTATACATTTCAATTGCCTCATCAATAGAAAAATCGTCTTTTTTCTTTCTTCCGCCCAACCATTATCACCTCAAATAAATCGGGAAGCTCAGTTTTTATCTGAACTCCCCGCTTTTATTTTCGCACCACCTTCGGCATTGCCTGAAAGACTTACTCGCACTTGCTCTGATGGCTCGCCATGAGCCTTTTCTCTTCCCATTACCTCTTGAGCCGCATGGTCTCCTTTAATCCACCCCATCAATTGTGCGATAACATAGTATTGTTGTTTCATTAAAGCCACAACGTTTTTATCTTTTTCGCTCTGATAGTTCACCACGTTGTGGGTAAAGCAAGGGTCAGATTGAAGCCCCCTCACCCTTAACCATAGTCTCGCTATTTCTTCCATGATGCGTTTTGAGCCTCTTTGGCAAGACTTGATTCCTTGAGTCATTATAAGAAATTCCACGGTACTCCACGTTTCCGTTTTCCCGCTTGTCCTGTTGGCGAATGTGCCTAGCTGTTTTAGCCCATTAAGTACCTGCGTATCTACCAATTCATTTATTGCCCTCACGTCAAGGCTTCTGCCAGCGTTTGCCCCTTGGTTCATGTTGATTTCAATATCGTCATAGTGGATATAGTCACTGTCGGGTTCCATCTGATTGAGCATATTAACGACGTTTTGCCATTGAGCATTTAGCCACGCTTCTTGCTTCTCGGGTCCGCTTCCTTTGATTTGCGGCGGCATAGCGTTCATAACACGTTCTAGCAGTATCTTGACATCGTTCTTCGGCCATCCCTGATGGTGTAAAACTTGCTGTAAATCCTGTAGTATCTGCATTTGAAAATCAATTGCCTGCAACACAGGAGCCATGACCAGTGTTCCCCTCGGATCATCTGCCAATGGGTCAGTCGGCACCCAAAAGAAGTTTGCCTTGCCCTTTTCCAGCGATATTTTCTTTCCTGCCCACTGCTGTTGGTAGGGTATCCACACCTTACGCCCGTTTCGCTCTTCATATTCCCATGTCACCGTCTGCGGAATAATCGGGTGAACGTCGATTATATCCGTTCGTGCCTTATTTACCTCAACCTCTACCGCTTGAGCACCTCGCATATAGGCAAGGTAGTGTTCTATGTCGATTAGCCCATCAAGCCCAGCATTAGAAATTTCGTTTACCCGTGAGGCAAATTCTTTCCACCTTGCTTCGACATCAAGCACCCGCTTTGTTTTGTCCCTCGGGTCATAGAAGTGCATTTCGTGTCCTTGGTTCGCAAGGCGGATAAAGTTCCATACCGCCATAGACACATCGGCGTTATTGCCTCGTAAAAACTCAAGGGCTTCTGCTTCTTCCGGTATTCTCCGCAATGTTTCTAATACGTTCGCTGTCCTCGAACGAAACGGGGACAATGTTTTTGCACCGCCAACACTTGCCACGTTCTGCCTGCCTGTAGGTATAGGTCTGTCTTCTACGGGCCTATCCCTTGTTCGTGAAAGTTTCGCCGCCAGCCTGTCCATCAATGCCATGCTCAATCACCACCTTATTATCAATAGAAAAAAGTTCACCTTAGAGCTCCTTTGCCGTCTTTTTGCTTTTCTTCTTCGTCTGCTTCTTCTTGGGCTTTTCGGCTTCTGGCTTCTCCTGTTTCTCAATCACAATCAGATATTCCGGTACGTTGAACCACCACACGCCACGGTCAACAAACGGCTCACAAGAAATAACCTTGCCACCTTGTGCGGCAAACTGTTCTTCCCACCACTCTTTCGGCTTAATCGTTTCATGATAAGCGTCTAAGTCGCCTTTTTCCTCCTTGGTGGGCACTCTCACGACTACATATTTCTTAGCCACACGGAGCAATTCAGCGCACACCTGCGGTACTTCCGCTTCGTGGATATGTTCAAGAATATCAAAAGCTGTTACAACGTCAAAGACGGGGTTGGGAGAATTAATATCCTGCGCTGTACCAATTTCAACTCTGCCTTTCGCATTAGCAACGGCATATTCTGATACATCAATTCCATAAGCTTCTACGCCCAACTCGCCAAGGGCATAAACAAGAAAACCTTTAGCTGCTCCTACATCAAGTGCTATTTGCGGATTAAAGCACTTTGCAATATGCTTTGCCGTGGCTTGAAAATATTTTCCTAGCCTTTCCCATGAATAATCACGATAATTGCTCTTTTTCGTCTCGATGCCACGCTCAAAATAATCACGGTCGTAAATCTCTTGAATACTCATTTAATCAACTCCTTAAAATTGGTTTATAATCTGCTTCCACTTTTCACGCCATACCTTAATGTCAAAGCAATGTGCTATCTCCCTGTTCCTTTCGCCCATGATTTTACGCATCTGCTCCTCTTGGGCTAGGTAGTGGATATAGTCAGCTAGGTTATCGCAGGCAGGGTCAAAGATAAGGGCATTGTAGCCGTCAATAACGGCGTCACCTATGCCTCCCGCCTGTGTCGTTATTACAGGCAAGCCGCAAGCCATGGATTCCAGCAGGCTTAACGAAAGCCCCTCGCAAGCCTTTGTTGGAACTACCGCTATATCGCTCTGCTGATAAACTTCCTCCATGCCGTCCATCTCTTTGTGGATAAACTTCAAGTGCGGCAGTGTCTTAGCCCAATCCGCTGCTTTCTGTTCTGTATCTTCTCTTGTCGCTTGTCCCACGGCAAGGTATTGATATTCCGGATGAAGCTGTGTCGCCCTAATGAACTCATTATGTCCTCGCAGGATGGACAAACGCCGGGGATATAGTACCCGTATTCCTTCCCATGTTTTTTCCACGGGCTTAAATTTCTCGCAGTCCACAAAATTCGGTATCACTCGAATATTCGTTTCAGCCCCCGGCTTTATCGCCTGTACCACTCGCTTGACGTTGGAGTCAACCGCCACGCATACGGCAGGGGCTTCAAAGCCGTACAAGTGCTGTCTTAGGAACTCTCGCTTGCCATCGTCTGATGCCATGCCATAGGTGCAATGCGGATAGTCCCAATAGATACCGTGACTGATGGTGATTGAGTGTTTAACAACGTGAGGAAATGCCAAAAACGTGACAAAATAAACCGCTACATCATAGTAATTAGCGGCTTCGTTGAAAAACTGATTCAGTTCGGGATTCGTCCCCATGTTTGTCCAGTTGTTGAGATGGGGCAGGCAAATAATCGGTATGCCCTTGTATTCCTTCTGTATTTGAGCAGGAACGGTTTTGGCATCTATGCCCTTCGGCATGGCGATTGGTTGCCATACGGCCACACTATGCCCCTCTGATTGAAGGAAATGGCATAACTCGTAAAGGTATTTTTCCGCTCCGCCGAAGATGATTCGGTCTTTGCCGTGTATCTCGCTTATTTCTTGAAAGAAGTAGCTTGATAATATGCCTATTTTCATTAGTTCACCTCCAAAATCGGCTCGCCAGAACAATCAACCTCAACCGCGCTTTCTATTTTCAAATTGTTATCGTAGTAATTTATCAAGCCGT